GGGTGATGCGCGGGTCGAGATCATCAAAGGTATAGCCGATTTGATAAGCATAATCCCGCCCGATGCTGGAGCAGAAATCGCGGTCATACTGCTCCGGTATAAACTTACCGCGTTCAAGCCGGGCATTTTTTTCCGCCCAGGCGAGCGTATTTTTGTTTCCCCAACGTGCCTGGGTGCGCACCGGATAGCCGCTCACCTGGCCGACGTTTGGGAAATGTTTCAAAATCCTGATCGATTCTGCCAGCCAGCCGGGATAAAAATACATATCGTCATCGGCCACACCCACGATTGTTTTTAGCGGAAGCGAGCGGATGATCCCGGCCCGGGCGGATGCCTTGCCTATATTTTTTGAGAGCACCAGGTGGTCAGGCTGGTATTCATCCCGCAGCCAGTCGATAAACTCCCGGCAGGAACCATTATCCCAGATATGCATGGCGCAATCTTCGAGGGCATTCTCGCGCATGGAAATTAATGCCAGCTTGACCACCTCAAGGCGCTGCGCATGATAACCTGCCGTGTTTGGCAGGTGAGTTATCATCGATGCAACAATTGGCGCGTAGCCGATCACACTCAAAGATCGATTGGGGTTGGAGCCGATCCTCATGCCATCACCTGTAATGCTTCCAGCATGACCGCTTCAGATTTGCTCCCGCCTGCCGCCCGGATTAATTCGGTCAGTTTATCGAGATGGTGTTTATTTTCAATGGCCGCGCCCATAAACATACCCATTTTTACCGTTTCCTTGACATATTCGGTGATGATCTGGCTTATTTTTGCCACGCGCACCTTGCGCCTGTCGCGGTTTTTTGCCTCTGCCGCATGCTGGATAGCCTGGCCAAGCTGCATTGCAAAAGTATTAATCACTGCCATCTGTTTCTCGCGTTCCTTCATCAGCGCCATGCCGGCCTGCTCGAATTCCTGACGGACAAAAACAAATTCTCCACCGGCGGCCTCGCGCATGACATCCGCCTTTTTCTTGTAACGCAGGTCCTCCTGGCGCGCCCCATCCGCCATACCGAATGTTCCGGCTTTTTCGATTGCCTTCTGGATCGATTTCACAACTGCGTCGGAATCAATTTTTGTATCGATGAATTTATCGAGATCGGCGTTCATCAGCTCCCGTTCCGCGTTGTAATCCGCCAGGGAAGACTTTGCACTCTCTTCCAATTCGGTAATGCGGTTTACAAAATATCCATATTCCAATTTTACGTCACCTTCATAACCGTACAATGGAGCAATCAAAAGTTGTTTGCTGTTTAACTTGACTTCGATCCCGCGGCCGATGGCGATCCCGATCCACAGCGCAATTCCATCCCGCTGGAAACGATATTCGGTGTCCGTCTCCATCTCGACGCCGTAAATTTCGATTTTGCGGTATCCCATGTAAATCGCCAGCGCCAGCGCATAAGCAGGCGAGGAGGTGTAATACTCCTGCCCGCCATTGAAATTTTTGAGCAGTTTTTGGCGGATGTTGTCCCGCGGATACTGCTCAGACTTGGGAACTTCTGGGTATCGCTCCT